GAAGGAGTGAAAGACCATGATGCAGATTGCCCTTACTGTTCAGCACGCTGATGGGTCCGAGGCCAAGGTCACGGCTAAAGCCTCGGACCTCATCGCGTTTGAGCGTCACTTCGACCAGCCAATGACTGTCTTTGGTGATGACAAAAAGATGCGCGTTGAATGGTTGCTCTGGCTTGCCTGGCATACAAGCAAGCGCGAGAAGGCCACCACTCACGAGTTCGACACTTGGGTGGACACGGTTGATGGCATCACGGTGGGTGATTCGGGGGAATAACACCGCTGGGTGAACAGTCAGCCCATTGGTTGATCGTGCATCTGGCATACGAGTGGAAGCAACCACCAAGCGTCATCGCTCAGGAATCGCCGCGCATGTTGGCGACCATGTACCGATATCTGCGTTGGCGGTCAAGTCAAATAAAGAAGGGCGGCAAGTGATGGGCGCACGCATTGACATTGAAGCGTCAAGCGACGTTGCGCAATTCATCAACCGCCTGGAAAAGTTTGACAAAGAAGTGTCAAAAGAGCTGAAAGCCAACATGCGCAAGGGCGCAGGCTATGTTGTGAAAGAAGCACAAGCGCGCATCCCTAGCACACCGCTGAGCAACTGGGGTCTGAGTTGGGGTGAGCAAGACCGCCAGAACGGTCGGCAACTGGTCTATAACCAGGCGCAGGCCAAGCGACAAGTCAAGGTCGCAGCGTTCCGTGCTCGTCGGCGTGGCTCAACCATTGGTTTTGGCTATCAGGCTGTGCAAAAAGATCCGGCTGCGTCAATCTTTGAGCTCGCTGGCTCAAAGAATCCGAACGGCACAGAGCGTTCACGCGCTTCTGGTCGAGGGTCGTACACCTTCAACCAGAACATTTTGCGTGCTTTCGGCAGCGGCCCCTATCCGCGCATCATGTATCCGGCCTATTACGCAGGTATCACAAAGTCTCGCGCAGAGATTGAACGTGCCCTGGAAGTAGCACGCAGAAGGGTTGGGCTGTAATGGCAAAAGACGGCATTAGAGTCCAAATCTATGGTGACTACAACGATAAAGACATCCGCAAGGCAATCAAGGATTTGCAGTCGCTCCAAAAGGACGGCGGCAAAACTCAGTCATCCTTTGCAAGCCTAAGTAAGTCTGCCATTGGCCTGGGCGCTGCCATCGGTGTTGGCTTTGCTGGTTTCCAGACTCTTACCAGTTTCCTGTCGGATTCCATTGCCGAGGCGCAAGAGGCAATCAAGGTCAATGCCGCTACTGCGCAGATCATCAAGCAGACAGGCAATGCAGCCAACGTTACCGCCGATCAGGTGGCTGACCTGTCGCAGCGTTTGTCTGAGCAGATTGCCGTTGATGACGAGCTCATCCAGCAGTCTGCCAACCTAATCTTGACGTTCAAGCAGATCAGCAACCAGGGCGAGGGTCTGAACGCAATCTTTGACCGCACTGTGCTGGCTGCCCAAGACCTTGCCGCTGCTGGCTTTGGCGATGCTGAGTCTGCCGCCAAGATGCTGGGCAAGGCGCTCAACGATCCAGAGCGCGGCCTAACTGCCCTGGGTCGAGCAGGCGTCACCTTCACCGCACAGCAGAAGGAACAGATCAAAACCCTGGTTGAGGGTGGCAATGTTCTGGAAGCGCAGAAGGTCATCCTGGGCGAGGTTGAGTCCCAGGTGGGCGGCGTTGCTGGCGCTACTGCCACAGGCATTGACAAGTTCAATGTCTACTTCGGCAACCTCAAAGAGGAACTTGGCCTGGCAATTTTGCCCTTCATCAACGCGATGATTTCTGGCGTGCTGCCTGCTATCAAGAACACAGGCATTGCCATTCAGAGCGCGTCCAAGTTTATTCAGGAAAACAGCAAGGCAGTCATCATTGCCACTACTGGCATCATTGCCTTGACCGCTGCCATGCTCGCCAATCGCATCGGCGGCATTGCTTTTGCTGCACAGTACGCAGCGCATACCGTGGTCATGGCTGCCTATACCGCTGGTGCTCGCATCGCCACAATTGCCACGACGACTTTGACAGCAGCAATGCGCGCGCTGCCCTTTGCCATTGTCATCACTGGTCTCATTGCCCTTGCAGCCAAGATGACAGACGGCGCTCAGGAAGCAGCCAAGCTGCGCGATGAGACTTACAAGACCGCACGCGCACAACGTGACTTTGCTGATGCCAATGGACAGGCGACTGACTCAGCTATCCGTGCAGCCAAGCAAGGCCGCTTCTATGGGGAAACTCAAAAGGAAGTCAAGTCTGCGATCTCTGGCACAGTCAGTGCTGCGCTCACATATGGCGACACACTGCCAGGCGTGACCGATAAAACCGATGAACTTGCTGATGCTTCTATCGGCGCAGCCAAGAGCATCTATGCCTTACTTGAAGCCGCTGTCAATGCGGCGAGCTTGCAGCGTGAGTTGGCGACCACTTCCGGCACAGTAACTAGCGCATTGCGTGAGGGCATTGAGACTGGCCCTGCTGTTGGCGATTGGCTGAGCAAGTTGCAGGAAGGCTACGTCAGAGCCGAGGAAGCAACAAAGCGCACGGGCGGTGCGACTCGCAGTCTGAAAGATGACTTCAAGGCCACGTTTGGTGAAGCGTCCAAAAAGGCAATTGCTGACACATTGGATACGCTCAAGACCAAACTCGATGAGGCCAAGGCTAAGTTTGACCAGTTCGCATCAGGCATTTCCTCTGGCCTGTTCGGGCAACTGAACATCGGCGGCGCTGTGGATCAGGCGCAAGAATCTGGCGGTTCTATCGTCGGCGCATTTGTGGATCAGGCTGCCGGTATTCAAGCGTTCGGCGACAAGTTGCAACAGTTGTTGCAGACGAACTTGTCAGAAGAAGCCTTTGCCATGGTTGCCTCACTCTCAGCAGAGAAGGGCACACTGCTTGCCAATGAGTTGCTTGGCGCTAACTCTCAAACTCTGATTGCCAACTTCAACCAGGCGGTTGAGGCGACCAAGACTGTGGCTGACTTGGTGGGCCAGAACGCTGCAATGAAGTGGTATCAGACTGGTGTTGATTCCGCGCAGAAAACCTATGAAGGCTTTCGTGACAACTTCAAGAAGGACGGCCCTGGTTACAAGGCGCTGCAAAACCTCATGGACAACCTGGCTGCGTCAATGAAGCGTGAAACCACGGTCACTGTCACGACGATCAACCGCACCATCAATGAGGTGGTGAGCAATCCCAAGTTCGGTGGCGCTCGTGCCATGGGTGGCCCTGTGTCTGCCAATACCGCCTACCTTGTGGGCGAGCGCGGTCCTGAGCTCTTTATTCCTGACATGGCTGGAACGATTGTGCCCAACGGTGGATCTGCTGGTGGTGGTTCTGCTGCTGGCGGCATTTACCTGACCGTCAATGCTGGCATGGGCACGGACGGCGCTGAGGTGGGCCGCCAGATTGTTGATGCGCTGAAGCAGTATCAGCGGCGCAATGGTCCTATTCCGGTGAGCGTCAATGCATAGCGTTGTCAAGATTGCCTTTGACCTGAACGCTGCTGGTCAAGGTAACTTCTTCACGCTGGACGATCCAGCGAAGGGCGTGCTCGGTGGAACGGCTGATGACTACCCCCTGGCTGGCGACATTCTCACGGATGTAACTGCTGATGTGCGCGCTATCCGCGTGCGTCGTGGGCGCTCTAACTTGCTGGAAAAGTTTCAGGCAGGCGCGCTTGATGTGGTGCTCAATAACCGTGAGCGTCTGTATGACCCCACAGCAGGCACAGCGGTTTCGCCTTACGCGCCAAGTATCAAGCCACGCAAGGAAGTTGTGGTGGAGTTCAATGGTCAGCGCGCGTTTTCTGGTCAGGTCGAGGACTGGGACCTTGCCTACTCAGTAGGTGGTGATTCCACGGCGACAGTCAAAGCATCTGACGGTTTCGCGCTGTTGGCACAGCAGGCGATTGCGCCGCACACCGCTACGGCTCAGGCCACTGGTGCGCGCGTTTCAGCGATCCTTGACCGCTCTGAGATTGCCTGGCCTGCTGGTCGGCGCAACATTGATTCCGGCCTTGCCACGTTGCAGGCTGACGCTATTGGCGGCACTGCTAACCCTGCACCTGTCAATGCCCTGGCTTACTTGCAACAGGTGGAGCAGGCTGAACCTGGCGCGCTGTTTGTGTCCAAGGACGGCTTGCTGACCTTCCGCCAGCGCACGGACTTGCAGCAGGTCACAGCGGTTTCGTTTACCGATGACGGCACGGGTATTCCGTTCACCTCCATCGCCGTGGAATACGGCACTGAGCAACTGCGCAACTCTGTGTCTGTTGCTCGACTGAACGCAGGCACGGCAACCGCTGAGAACACTGCTTCACAGTTGGACTACGGCATCACTGCGTTTGAGATCACTAATTCCCTACTGGCTGACGATACGCAGGCACAGGACTTGGCTGACTGGCTGGTGAACCTGTATGGCGAACCGCAGTTGCGCATCAAGTCCGTGGGCCTGGTGCTCTCGGCGCTGCCTGTGGATCAGGCTAATGCGGTGCTGGGCCTTGAGCTTGGTGACGCGGTGCAGGTGGTGTTCACGCCTAACAGCATCGGTGATCCCATCTCGCGCTATGTGTCCATTGATGCCATTGAGCACGACGTGACCGCATCGGCGCACCTTGTCACGCTTGATTTTTCAGCGACTATCGGCGGCTTCGTTTTGGATTCATCTGTGTTCGGCGTATTGGACTCCAATGTTCTCGGTTTCTAGGGAAGGGCAATAAATGTCTGGCAGAAAAACATTCACAGCTGGCGACGTTTTGACGGCAGCTGATGTTCAGGATTACCTGATGGACCAGTCTGTCATGGTGTTTGCTGGCACTGCTGCGCGTGCGTCTGCTATTGCCTCACCGACTGAAGGCATGGTCACTTATCGCACCGATGACAATATTGTCGAAGCATATGATGGTTCATCATGGGCTACACTTTCCGGTGGTGGAAAGATATTGCAAGTCGTCTCAACTACTTACACCACGCAAGCAACAACTACTTCCGCTTCGTTTTCGGACACAGGCTTGTCAGCATCTATAACACCGACAAAGAATACAAGCAACATTTTAGTGCTGGTGACACAGCCATTTCTTGTGAATAGGATCGGGACTACCGCACTTGGTCGGTTGAGAATAGTGCGCGACAGCACAGCCATTTCATCTGGCGCAGCGGAACAATTTGGCATTTACGACGCATCTGGTCCTAATTTTGGTATCCGAGGAATTGTGGCAATGAACTATTTAGACAGCCCTGCGACAACCTCGGCAACGACTTACAAAACCCAATTTTACAGTGAATCCGGCGCTGATCTTTTTATGCAATATAGCGGAAGTCCGAGCACAATCACTCTAATGGAGGTGTCAGCATGATTTTCGTAAGCGATGCCATTCGATCATTGCGCCCTGGTGCTGAGTATGTCATGTATGGAGACGATGTAGAAAACATTATCTGGCACACCGAAGGCGTACAGCCACTCACCAAAGCCCAAGTGGACACTGAGCTTGCACGCCTAGAGCAGGAGACTGCTGATAAGCAAGCAGCGAAAGCAGCTGCCCTCGCATCAGCGAAGGCAAAACTTTCAGCGTTGGGTCTAGATATTGATGAAGTGAACGCAGTGATTGGTTCTGCTTTATGACCCTCGATCAACCTTCAGACCTCGTGCCGCTGGTCATCATCGCCACAGCGATCCTGTCTGGCCTTGCCTGGTTGATTCGTGCACAGATTCAGTTGCACAAGTCGTTCCAACCTAACGGCGGATCATCAGTCAAGGATCAGTTGAACCGCATTGAGGCCGATGTGCAGCGCGTCCGTGATCGAGTAGATGCGCACATTGACTGGCACATGGATCAATAGTGCCAACTGTGCCAATACCAATTGTAATTCTTGGAAAACAGTCAAATGATGAGTTGTCCTTGCCAATAGTTCTAGGAATTAGTGGCTTGGCGTTGCTGGCAATCTGTGGCCTTGGTCTGATCGCCTATTTATTTTTCAAAAGATGAACGATGCAAAGCAGCTCAGCAAGCAACACAAGCCCAGGTAACCGCCTGGGTTTTTTTATTACCTGCGGAGGTAGATATGTGGTCCCTGTCATTCTGGAAAGACGCAGCTGAGCGCGCTATCCGCACCGCTGCCCAGGCATTGCTGGCCCTGTGGGGCACACAAGTCACGGGCATTATGCAGGTGGACTGGTTGCAGGCTGGCTCTGTTGCTGCCCTTGCTGCCTTGACTAGCGTGCTCATGTCCCTGATTGCCACTGGCGTTGGAGACAAGGGCACGCCTTCTTTCGTGGACGAGGCATGAAGTACGCCAAGACCTTGCAGGCTGCGTTGATTGCGCGCCTGGGTAACAAGGTGGAGTTTATGCCTGGCTGGGATAAGCAACGGCGCGTTCCGTGGCAGCCCAATGGTGTGCCTGTTGCGCTGATGGTGCATCACACTGCTGGCGCTGCTACCGAGTCCACTAACCCCAAGCACCCTGGCAATCAAAAGGGCGCTAACCGTGGCGTTATCAACTTCGTGCAGAACCACTATGAAGTGCCTGCCGCCAACTTCACTTTGGACCGTGACGGCTGTGTCTACGTCCACTCAGCGTTTCCCGTATGGCACGCAGGCAAGGGATCGTTCAAAGGCGTCAAGCCTTTTGACAGCCTGGGAATTGGCGACGATCTCGGAAATGATTTCATGCTAGGCGTTGAGGTGGTCAGCAAAGGCCGCAAGCGTGACTTCACGCACGCGCAGAAAGTGTCGCTGGGCAAGTTGGCTAACGCCTGCAAGGACGCATCTGGGTGGAAGGGTTTCTGGAAGCGGCTGCCTAACCACCGCACCTGGACCTCGCGCAAGGTGGACACGCGCTACTCACTCACTGCCCTTCGATCATGGGCGACGCTGTACCGATGAGCCTCGCTGAGCTCTACGGCAGCATCAACTCACCGCGCATCGGTCAGCCCTGCTCTGTTGCCTTGCTGCTGGAAACGCTAGACAAGAGCGACCGCGAGTTCTTGCTTGGCCTGTTTGCAAGTGATGAGTCACATGTGAAGATCGCACGACTACTGAAAGCCAATGGCACGCCAGTATCGGACAGCGTTATTGGTAGGCATCGGCGCGGCGAATGTAAGTGTGATGAGCCTGGCTGACAAGTGGGCTGAGCAGAACACAGGGCCACGAGTGCTGGTGTTCGACATTGAAACGGCGCCTGCTCGGGCATTTGTCTGGGGACTCTATGACCAGAACATTGCTCCCTCACAGATCATTGAGCCAAGCCGCGTGCTGTGCTTTGCAGCCAAGTGGCTGGACGAGGACAAGGTGCAGTTTTACTCAGAGCGCGATGGCGCTGATGACATGATTGCAGCCGCCTGGTCCCTGCTCGACGAGGCCGATGTGGTCGTGGGTTACAACCATGTCAAGTTTGATGTGCCGCACTTGCAGCGTGAAATGGTGGTGCGCGGCTATGGCCCACCATCGCCATGGATTGATGTGGACTTGCTGCCTGCCGTGCGGCGCAACTTCAAGTTCATGTCCAACAAACTCGGCTCAGTTGTGGACTCGCTCGGCCTTGACTTGAAGGACGATCCTGGCGGTTTCGCCACCTGGAAAGCAGTGCTTGAGGGCGATGACAAAGCCTGGCGGCGCATGGAACGTTACTGCCGGATGGACACCGAAATCACCAGTCAGTTGTTCCTTTATTTGCGCAACTGGCTGAAACTGCCGCACGCTGGCTTGTGGTCTGGTGACATGACTGCCTGTGCTGATTGTGGCTGTACGCGCCTGACTCCGGACGGTGTGCATCGCACTAGGACTGCGGCTTACATGCGCGTGGTGTGTGAGGAATGTGGCGTGCATATGCGCTTGATGAGTAACGGACAGACCAGACGCATCTAGTCCTCCATTTCAGCGCTTTCCAGCGTTTCCAGTAAGCCGCCGAACTCACCTTCAATTGTGCCAATCCAAATGGTTACCTTGGCCCAATCATTCTGCTTAAGTTGGTATTCGATCTCGCGCAGGTAACGACGGCAATTTCTGATAGACGCTCTGACTTCCTGCTTTGTTAATGATCTGCTCATGGTGAGCCTCCCTTCATCTATTCAAGGCCACATGGGGAACCAAAACTTTCATGTGTTTCCCAACTATTTTTGGAGCACAAGTGATTGACCCTGCGCTAGGTAGTGAAGCGGTAGCCCTGATGATGGGTGACCGCATGGCAAGCCACGGCAACCCCGTGGACACACTAGGCCGGATTGGTCAGATGTGGTCTGGCTACCTTGGGCGCGAGCTCTCAGCGCATGACGTGGCGCAGATGATGACCCTCGTGAAGATCGCTAGGGCCAGGCACGCCTACAACCGTGACCACTACCTAGACGCCATCGCTTATCTGCTGCTGGCTGAGGACATGGCTCGACCATGACCAGAATCGTGGTAGGCCAAGTTGAGGTGCGCTATGAAGGCGACTTGACGTTGCGCCAGTTGCGCGCCTTGCTGCGTGAGGTCGCAGGCGTGGCGATGACTGTTGGCCTGGCGACCGATGATGAGCCTGAGGAAGCCAAGCCAGCGATCACCCTTGGCTTCACCACTGAGATTGCTGAACCTCAAGAACCAGACTTGTCTGAGTTCTTTGAGGACGAGGAAAGACTTGCTTGAAACCCCATGGGAACCCCCCACAGTTAGCCCCAAAAAGGCTGCTGTGGGGGGCTTTCTTTCATGCCACCGATAGCACCGCAGCATTGAGCGCGTCAGTCTCCACCAACGTGTAGCGCTGCGTGGTCTGCGGCGATGAGTGGCCCAAGAGTTCCTGCACAGCCCTGAGGTCATGGCTGCCCTGGTAAGCCTTAGTCGCAAACCTGTGCCGCAGAGTGTGGGTGTTGTGCCCTAGCACCTCGCGCACCTGTCGGTACACATGGTCGCTGGACACATGCTCACCTTCACGGCGGTCTGATGGGAAGACCCAGGGCGACTCGTGGGTGTCGAGGTACTGCGCCAATGGCCCCATCAAGGCAGGGTGAATGGGCACAACCCTGGTGCGTCCCCCTTTGCCCGTGACGCGCAGCCCATATGAGGTGACATCTGCTCGGCGCAGTGTGGCGATCTCATTGCGGCGCAGCCCTGCATAGGCCGCCAGGAGCACCATGACCAACTGCTTGCCGTGGGCCTTGCTGATTGCTGACTGGACATCAGTCTCAGCGGCAGGCTTGGGCTTGCCAGCAGGCACGCGCACCGCAGGCAGGTACAGGCTTGGGTCCTGCTCGATGAGCTTGGACCTGTGCGCCCAGGAGTAGAACGCGCGCAGGTTGGATCTTGCGCTCTTGCGTGTCTCTGGTTTCCACTCAGGGTTACCCAGCCAGGCCAACAGGTCGGACTCGCTGACCATTAGCAGATCAGGGTGAGACTCGGCAAGCCGTTTAAGGTAACTCATCTTGATGCCAATGGTTCCTGGCGTTTGGCCTGCTGCTTGCAGGTATTGGCGGAACTGGTCTAGTGCGTTCATTTCGTGGCCCCCGACACGCGCGACACGCCGAAGCGGTAAAACTTTTTTTCGGGTGCGAAATTAGCAGGTTGGACCCATGTAACGTGGCGGAACTTTGTTGCAGACGTAAACCAGCGGGTTATAGGTTCAAGTCCTATGCGGTGTACCAATAGCATGTGAGTGGTCGCCCGAAACCCTAATAATTCCAAGGGTTTTGGGCATT